ATCTTTCATCTTTTTATATGTTACCCGAGCTTTTTCCCACCAGGCTTTTTCTTGCTCATCTGTCACATCATCACCTAACCAAATAAAGAAATCTGATCTAGCCCAATACTGTGGCACAATTTGATTCGCTGGGATATGTACATCCTGACTCCCTACAATTTCTGCAAAATGCTTTCCTACATGAGTATAACCCATATAAAGATGTCCAAACTTTCTTTTAATTGTAAATCTTTCATAAGCATGTTCTGGGAGACGATATGTTGTTTGTCCATTAATGTACCCCCATCTAGCAGGTTGTCCTGTTCTTGCAAGTTCTAGTTTATGAATTGTATCATTCATTTTAGACAATTTTTTCTTACGTTCACCTTCCGCTTGATCATGCCACTGAACAAAGTTTGCATGTAGATGATTCATAAGTCCTTCATCTAATGTCATGTTAGTCTGTATGTCTAATTCTAAACGAAGCGAATCAATTTCTTCTTTTAGAGCGATTGGATCTAAATCAAACCAAAAGATTTCATTTTCTGGTTTAATATCTTTTTCTACAAAGGCACCATGCCTAAGTGAAAATTCATCATCGTAGATATCAAAATCTACTTCATTAAAAGTTAATTTCATCGTACTTTCCAGCTCCAAATCTGCCTTTATCAAATACAGGTCCTTGATCCTCTTCATCACCTGTATCCTGTAATCCCGCCTGTGGATCTTCTATATCATAGAGCTTCATTCTAGCTCTATCTACTCCAACCATAAAGCGTTTGTTTCTTGTAGGATCACTGTAACGGTTCTTTAATTGTTTTACCATTACCTGTCCAAGTTTTTCTATGTCCTCAGTACTTATAAGAGCAAACATCAAGTCTGCTGTAGCAGGCAAACCAAACGACTCCGAAGTATCTGTAAGTTCTACATCGCTGCTGTTGTAACCACCTCTTGTTGTTTGTGTAGCTGTAACAAGAGGTACATCAAACTCTACAGCGAGGCCTCTAAGTTCTTCTGCGATTGCCTTAATAATTGTGTAACTATTCGCTGACGTACCTGCCCTATACCTACTAGAGCTGCAAATGTTAAGATAGTCCACAAAAATAATATCCGGGCTAAAATTTCTCTTGAGTCTAAGTTCATTTAACAGAGCCTTAAAGTGTCCAGCATTAGCAGACGCTGTCGGATATTCCTTGATGATAAGTCTGCCGTTAATTTTTTCGTTTAGTTTTTTAATCCTATCATCAAACATTGTCTTAGGAAGTTCCTTCAACTGCTGTATTGGAATGTTCATAAGATTAGCATCAATACGTTCAGCAATTCTTTCTTCAGACATCTCTAATGTTATGTATAAGACATTTTTACCTTGTGAGATACAATTACCTGCCATGTGACACATAAACAAAGACTTACCAACACCTGTACCTGCAAGAGCTACATTAAGTGTTTTGTTTACTAGTCCGCCTTCTGTAATCTCATTAAACATTTCTAGATCAAAAGGAAGTTTTTCTTCTAGTCGATGGTAAAACTCAAATCGAGATTCAGCATCATCAATATAGTCGTGTCCTATGTTAGTGTCGAACCCAACCGCAAGAGCATCGGATAAGATAGAAGGAAGCGCAGATGTAGGTTTGTCTTTGTCCTTGCCATCAATAATACTAATGCTTTCCATAACAGCAAGATAAAGAGCTTTATCTTTACAAAACTTTTCTGTCTCATTAAGTAACCATTCTCTGTTTGTGTCTTCTGTATTTAAATTTTTAAGTACACCTTCTATCTCAGCTAGTTCTGCCTCGCTTACTTTCCTGTCTTCCTGTACAGCAATAACCAAAGCATTTGTATCGGGAGTAGAATTGTATTTAACAACGTGTTGTTCAATTTTTTCAAAAAGGATTTTTTCACCAGGATTAAAGAAGTATTCTGCCTTAAGAAAAGGAATAACTTTTCTTGTATACTCCTCGTCCTTACAAAGTTCTGCCAAAATAATTCTTTCAATCATTATAATAAATCCTTAGTATATTCTCCATAAATTTCACTGATACAATTTTCACACAAATACAGTTCTTCTGTATCTGTGTGGAAACAAATTGCTTTATCGCCTTGCCAAATAGTTAATTGGCATCGGTCACATGCGCCTTCAGGCTTCTTCGTATGCTTTTTCGATGTCTTCTTCAGAAACTTCATCTCTAAAAATACCTGCCTCACTAGAAATTAAATACCTATTTTCAATCCATTTGCTAAATGAGTCGTCTTTCAAAATAGGCAACCAAAAATCTTTGGTGTAAGTGTCACTGGCTCTAACTTTAGGATCAACTGCTTCACCTGTAGACATATCTACTCTCTGATACCAACCATTAGAAGGCTTAATTACATGTCCGGACTCTAGTGCAATGTCTAACAAACCAGACCACTTACTAATGCCTCCCTCAAAGGAAACTTCTACAGGGATCTTAGACTTCTCTCTCACATAACGAGACTTTTCAACATTAATAATAAAGTTATATCCTGTTAGATCCTTACCTGTCTTTTCTTGTTGCCTACCAATAATGTAAATGTTGTCGGCGCTGTAGTAAATGCCTGTACCACCAGACACAACATCTTTCGGAAATAAACCAATCTCTTTATATGTATGGTTAACAACAACTGCAGGAATGTCTTTAATAGTTAAGTGAGGCGTAATCATTCTAAACAACGACTTCAATCCTTTAGCCCTTGTCATGTCTGCTACACTCTTACCTTCAAGAGCATCCTCTACTTCTTTCTTACTCGCCAAGTTACCTACAGAGTCTACAATAACCATAACATGATCGCCTCTCTCAATGCCGTTAAGCTGAGACATGGAATCATGTTTTAACTGTTCAATATCTGTAATGGGCGTGTGTATAACCCTATCTGTATCAATACCAAAACTATTAAAATAGCTCTGAGGAGCACCAAACTCCGAGTCATAAAACAAAATGACACCATCATCATATTTGTCTAGATATGCCTTTGCCAACATCATAGCAAAAGCAGTTTTAAAGTGCTTACTAGGACCTGCAAAAACAGTTAGTCCAGGTGTAAGTCCTCCATCAAGTCTACCACTCAACGCAACGTTAAGTGCAGGAACAGGTGTCTGAATCAAGTCTTTAGATGTAAAGAACTTAGACTGTGTCAGGATCTCCGATTCCTTAATTGTAGAATTCTTTTTTAGTTTATCAATCAAACTCATAATATTTCTCCTTACTGGAAATGTGCATGGGCCGCGTCTAACATGGTTCCAATTTCTCTTATTTTACGAATCATATTAGCCTTAACAGCATCTTCCATTATATTGTAATCATTATAACATAGAGTACTCATGTGTGTCAAGTCTTTTGGCAAACATTTTCCTCCGAAACCTACTTTGCCGTCTGGACCAGGTACCTGCCAATGTGTACCTCCAATTACTTTGTCGCGACTAAGCATTCCTTGCAACACATCATAACCAACATCTAATCTGTCACAAATTTCTTTAAACTCGTTTGCTAATGCTACTCTCATAGCTAAAGCAGTATTACGAGCCATTTTAAACATGGAAGCCTGTTTGGCACTCACAAAAAATGTAGCACCTTTTCCTAACGTACAAGTTTTCATGTATAGTGGCTCACACCAAACATGTTCTCCGCCAAGAATGATAGGTATATCTTTATCGTCTACGTCTTCCTTCCAATGTTTCTCTCTTAAAAACTCCGGCATAATAATTGCTTCTGGAAATTGTTCTACTTGATCAGGACCAATAGTACTTCTAACGACAGTACGCCCTTTATCTTTCCATTCTTCATATACTGTTTTAAGAGTTTCAATATTTAATTTTTTAGTTCCACTATCTAAATCAGTTGGTACGCACAAAAATATATAATCATACACTTGGTGTTTATTATTATACCCCTGTGCTGGATCATGGATATCTAGTTCAACATTAGAGTCTTTAAAAAGATACTCTGTTGCCTTACCTACAAATCCATATCCTACAATTAATAATCTCATTTATTTTTTCCTGTATATTGGCATGTTAACTGTATGCCTGTCTTTATCGCCTGTCCAAAATCTATGATAAGTTGGGTTATCGGAGGTATCGTTATACCAAGCCAAAAGACGATTATGTTTATATGGAATGGTTTTAGTCCATCCATCTTTATTTTTCATCTCATATTGACCGCATTTCACATCTCCTAAGTATAATATAATTTGGTATCGTTTGTCAAGCCCATCTGTGTGCCAATCTCTGATTAATTCTATTTCTGTTGATGCAACATGTACGTTTAAATTCCATTCATCAGAATAAACGTTTACCAAATCCTTATTAAATATACCTGACAACAAAACATTCATCTTGTACAGGCTGTTCATATTCTGATTCTTTAGTTCATCCCAGAGCTCTGTTTTTTCAAGAAATGTATCTGAGAGTTCTTTGGCAATGTCATCAGGCAAACAGTTATCAATTACAATGTGCGGCCAAGGACTTTCAAAGTAAGTGTATTTGTTTTGAAAAAGAAATAAATTCATAATTTTAATGCTACTACAAACAATATAAACAACAAAAGAAGATTAGTAAAAAACAATTCTATTGCAAGTATTGTATGGTACCAAACCCAACGTGCTTGATAAACTTTATTTACTTCACCTTCTTGTGGAAGTTTTTCTACTATCGCCTTATCGAGAGGATTTTCTTCCACCGGACGCTCAAACCACGCAACAATGCGTGCTACTAATTTATCCCACCAACTCATGAGAACAGATCTTCTAATGTTGCTTGAGGCTCCGTATTCCAACCTAGCGATTTAACGATAGTATCCATAGGCTCTAAAAATGCTTTCTGAAACATTGTGTCATAATCTATGTATTTGTGTACGCCAAACTCTTTCGGCAAAGTTCCAATAAATGCCATACAGTTCTCCTTAACTACATTGGGCTCCTTGAGATACAAAAATTTAATCTTATCGCCCTCTTTAATGTCCTCATACTTATGTCCAACTTTGTTCTCTTTCAAATAATAATTGTACAGTAAACTACCTCGAACATGAATAGGTGTTCCTTTTTCATAAATGTGAGAAGCACTTCTATACTTTGCTAAGTTATTACAACCACGAGGGAAGGCAATCTCTTCAGGGCTCTTGTTGTTAAACTCCGCCTTTGTGTCATCTACAAACTTGTGCAAAGCATTTTCATCTTGTGTAAGACAGATACGAACTGCTTCTTTTAGACTGTCTCGAACACAACCAGGAGTAGAGGAACGAACAATTTCTAAACCCATAACCTTTAGTTTAGGTTCCTTATAACGAACACCTTCGTTGTCGTAAACATTCATAGCGTATCGTTTTTTAGCAACCCAGATACAATTATCGGCGATTGCCTCACGCTTAAAGAACAATTTATGTTCAAAAGCATTTGTGTAGTTAGCTAGATTACGCATTGCCTTATCAATACAAGGCTCTATCTGCTCACTACCAATCTTATCTAAAATGTCAATAATTTTTTCTTTAGGCTTGTCTGCAAAAAACTTATCTACAAGAGGCTTTAGAGTAATGTAACATGAGTCCGTGTCAGAATAAAAACTGTACATTTTATTTTCAGTATCACACACCTTGTTTATAAACTTATCAAGTGCAGTAGCAGTTTGCCTAATAATATATTGTCCAGTCAGGGTAATGCCTTCTGCAATTCGATCGTCATAATAACGAAAGTATTCGTTAGCCATTGCACCATATAAACTGTTTAGTTGAATCTTACGAGCCATCTGGAAGTTATTAAATTTAGATATATCCTTCTGATACTTCTTGTCTCCAGTTTCCTCATATTTGTTCTGAGCGTCAATCATTAGACGCTTATACTTTTGTCTGTCATCAAAAAACTTACTAACAATTTCAGGAAAGTAACCCATTCGTGTTCGGGTAAAACAATAACCATTCGCAGTCATTGCATAGTCATCTTTCTTCAAATCAGATAGATCGTTTTTTCCATCTAACAAACTATCAACAGTTACATCATAAGTATTACCTGGCACAAGAGTTTCAGGAGACATATTGTACTGCATAATAATAGAAGGATAAAGTGAGGTAGCGTCAAAAGATGCAACCCACTCGTATTGTCCTGCAATAGGCTCTTGTACAAAAGCACCAGCAATAGTTCTTGCTGGACGTTCCGGGCGCTGGTGTATTACAACATTTTGATCAATTAAATGATTGTACAACAAACAATCCCAAGTCCTAACAGAAGAAAAAACATCTTGATAATTACACTTAGCATCGTATGCCATAGTTAGACAAAGTTCAATCAACTTCATCTTGTCCTCTAGTTCATCAACAAGGACGGTGTCAATAATGTTATACTCAACAAACAAGTTCCAGTCGTTGTCGTAAAACTCTTTAAAAGTGTCAAAGGGATTGTCTAGTTTTTTGTGTCCTAGTTCTACCTCAGCAATATAATCTAGTTTGTAGGACTCTTGTGCAGTGTATGTAAACTTCTTATACAAGTCCAAATAGTCTAACTGTGCAACACCTTGAATGTCGTATGTGGTTTGTTCTCTGCCTTGCATGTTAATTACACGACGAGAAACCAAACCAAAAGGAGAGTACATCTTTTTATGATCGTCTCCCAAAAGTCTATCAGTACGAGCAACAAGATAAGGAATGTCAAACAGAGAGGAGTTCCAACCTGTTATAACATCAGGACAGTTTTGTTTCCACCAGTCCATAAACTTAAACAACAAAGCACGTTCAGTATCACACTGAATATATTCTACGTTTAAATGTTTGGTGTGTGCAGTAGGTGTAAATGAACCTACACCAAATGTAGTAATGTCTTTTGTAAAATTGTTTTGTAAGGTAATCAGTAGAACTTCTTCAATAGGATTGTCTACTTGGGGAAAGCCATTCTCAGAACTTGTTTCGATATCTATAGAATAAATGGCAATGTTTTCAGCATTCCATTCAACAGTACCTGGATACCTTTCAGTTAGATATTGATACCCCCATTGGGTTTGTCCAAAAATAGGAAAGTTAGAAACTTCTTTATAGCGATCTACAAACTCGGATGCTTCTTTGTTAGTATCAAATAGTATAGGAGAAATCTTTTCTCCAAACATGCTTTTAAAGGGGGAGGGTTTGTCCGACTTTACATACAAAGTAGGACTAAAGTCGTGTCTTGCTATAAAACGCTTACCATTTTTAACACCACGAACATGTATTTTGTTGCCGTAGTGCTTAGCGTAAGTATAAAAGTTCATGTAGACTCCACCTCAAGTTAGAACCATATTATACACTCTTGTGGAGTGAATGTCAAGAACTATTTTGTTAAATGTCGCCTAATAGTTCGTAATTTCTTAAATGTGCTTCTGCAATTTCTTCTTTGGATTGCCCAAAGTAAGGTACACCAATATGTTCTCGGATCATAATGTCTTTTACACTAAGAGATCTATCCTCTTTCGAGTCGTAAACGATAAACTCTCCGAGTATTCTACCGTATTTCCCTGCTTCGTCTTTTTTAGTTCGTAGCACGGATTGTTTTCCAAGAATAGATTTGAGGAATTCCTTTGCGTACAATCCGTATTTCTTTTCGACTTTATTACGGGTTCTACTTTCCGGTGTGTCGATACCATAGAGACGAACGCGCTCATTGCGGATCCATATACCGAAGCCCAAGTCGATATCCACATCTACTGTATCTCCATCTACTACTCTAACAATGTTACAACGATACTCGTACATTATTATCCGTTGAGTAATTTTTTAGTGTCTATTTTATTATCAGGTACAACTAATCCAGAACCAAATCTAGTACTGTATTCGTTTCTTAGACCTGCTTCTGGGCTGTAAATTGAAACAATGTGTTGCGGCATAATAGGTACTTGGTTCCCTTCCGCAAACGGTGCATACGGAACAAGGCCGACGGCATATTCGTTAGGGTTTTCCTGCTTTGGCATCATAACCACCAACATAGGTTTATTAACTAGGATAAACTCTTTGCCTTCAACATCAATCTCTTTGATGTCTCCAATAATATCTTCACCTGATACCAATTTTAAAATACGCACGTCGGCCATGTTTTACTCCTAATTATTTAACTTTAATTTCTTTTGTTTTCTTCTCTTCTGGAATAACTCTTTTGAGTGAGATGAGAAGCATACCGTCTTCAAATTTAGCACCGTCAACTACTACATCATCTGTTAGTGCAAATGATCTAGTAAAGTTTCTTGCGCCGATTCCTTTATGTACAAAATCACGCTTATCTTCTCCGCGATCCTGAACACCCTGTACAACTAGCTTGTTTCCGTTATGTGGAACGTGCTGAATATTAAACTCGTCCTTACGGAAACCTGCTGCTGCAAGTTCGATAACGAATGATTCGTCATCATTTTTTACGATGTTGTAAGGGGGATAATTGTGTGCAATGTCAGAAACATTAGCAATATTATCTAGTACCTTATCAAAGCCTACCGTGAAAGGTGCTACATCGTTTAGAAAATCAGCCATCGTGGCTGTAGTATATCGTCTTACCATTTTGCTTTCCTCCTATAAATTTAGCAAGGTTAGATTTTGAGGCCCTTTCGGCGCCTCATTAATATGTATAATAGTTAGCTCAGTTTTTTCTATTTAAATGTAGATTCTCTAAACCAAATATTACACGCCCATTTAATGCCCATCCCAACAGGATCTCCTCCGTGTTTGGACCAAGGATGTCTGACAGTTCCTCCATTAAAAGTGTTTTGGAATACTACCATGCGCCCTTGTTTAGCATCAATAGTTCTGTTCAATTCAGGAAAGGTTGTTCCTCCTCCTGACATTGGTGTGTTCAAATAGCATAGTGCTGTTAATATTCGTTGACCGCCTCTCGCCTCTTGTTCAGGCATGTGTTTAAGTTCAAAAGTATCAAAATGAGGTGCATACTCTTGTGTTTGGTCGTAACTAATTACCTGCATAGCCTCACCCCATTCTATAGGCATGCCACAAAGTGTTGAAACTCTGCGGTATACAGTGTCTACAATAGTGTCCTCACCTTTCTTAATAAAATGATAGTTACCTGTTCTCGATGCGTGTAAACCACCATTCTCTTCTGACATGACAGTTGCACGAGTCATGTGAGGCTCAGCTAATTCAATTATATGTTCGCATTCTTTTGCAGACAGGACACTGTCTTGAAAACAAATCAAGGGGTGAATATTAATCAGCATTTATTTTTAGTATTTCTTTCCAATATTATATTTAGGAACGAGGTTCCAATCATGTTTATCTTTAAACGCTATAATTTTAATTTGACTTAAAGGAGCGTACTCTAATCCTTCTTCTTTAAGTATTTTAATAAGTCCCCATTCTTGAAGCAATCTTGCAATAGTATTCCTTCGTTGCAGGTCGTTATCAGTCATGTCAGTCTGTTTGCCATCAAGTGCAAAAAGTTCTTTAAAATGCGTAATAAAGTATCTACCTTTCTTGTGCAAAATATGACAAGATTGATATAAAACATTGTCTTTTCTAGAAGCTACACCGATGCGAGATAAAGTTTCCTTTACCTTTAAGAAGTCGTCGGGTGTATTAAGCTGTACCTCTAGAGGCTCGTAACCAGGAAAGCTAATACCAAAGAAATTATCTTTGTCAATCATTCAATTTACCTTATTAATATATTCCATAACAATGGACAAGGATATTTATAACTTTCCACCTTTAGATGTTTCTTGATACTCACGGATCTCCTGCAACTGTTCTTCTGTCAAAATACGGAGAGCCTCTTTAGCTTTATTAAAACTATACCCAAACTGCTTCTGTATTAGTTCTAAATTTTCTTCTTCACTCTTTAGCCATTTACCATAGCGTTTGCCTTTTCTTACCACTGCCTGTAAAAAATCATATTGCATTTTTTTATCTAGGTGTGGACGTGAGTTCATTTCATTCGATGCAATTACTGTATCAGGATTAAAACCTAACCCACGATTAACGATAAAAGGATTGTATTCGTTCTCAGTCCTCTCATCAATAATTAAATTCTGTTTTGTAAAGTTAATGCTGTTAACAAAGTCAAAAGGAGAAATTTTAGAGAGCTTTTCATTAAACTCTTCTTCTTTAATCTCTTCTACTGCAGAGCCAAAGCCTTCTAAAATTGCATCACTCATAATCAATTCCTAAATGTTCATCTTTATTGAAATGATAGCCTATTGCTTTCATAAAGTCTTCTAGGACTTTAATCATATTATCTCGACTTAAATCTTTTTCCATTACATCAATCGTTACTCGTGTATTG